AGCGATCTCCACCTAGCAATAATTGACAGCCCTCTCTGTGTTACTCCGTTATGGATAAATCTCATAATATGCTCCTTAGTGATAGTTAATAAGTGGGATCTTGCGCATAACCCATGTGAACATGCTATAGACGTAATGGAAATTGACTAGAGCAATCGCAACTAAGATCATAGCCACGAAAAAAACAGGGTTATAAACGTAGCGCAAAACATTTACAGCCGGAGCTAAATAAGTAAGTATGAGATCCAATGCTGCAGTAATAGCAACAGGCATGGCCGGAAGATCAAAGGGTATTAGAAAGAAAAAGCCAGTTATGAATAACATTAGTCCACTAATAAGAGCTGTAAATATCATCTAATCATTACCTCATCAAATTTTTTACGTATTTGCCACATCAGACCCATAGAGGTTATACCTTGTAGGAGAGATTGGGCGAAGAAAAAGAAAGTGGGCAAGTTGTGTTCAAAACTGCATATATCAAGATCGTATTGAACACCATAAACCTTATCTAAATCAATAGTACAAGGCACAGGCCCGTTAATATCTAAGATAGATTGAAAGAATCTAAACACGAAAGTAAACGGATAAAGTAAAAAGCCCAGTTTTTGCACCAACATAGCGTACATATTGTCAAATGACGCTGCGATCATAGTTGTATCGGGTACAAATAGGCCGGTGATCATATCAACGATCCATATTCGGAAGTTATCCAAATGGCAGCCAAAACCACCAATAATGTTATCTGCACCATAAACTGAACAGTCTTTATAAATACTAGGGATAATATCACCCTCAATAGATGTGCCGGTGTGTTTTAAGCCGTCTACACCAACTTGGACATAAGTAGCAGATTGTAACCCTGATTCAGTAGTAACTACTAACTTGAGATAATATGTCTCTTTAGTGGGTACGGTAACACGTATATTAGAGGGGTTATCAAGACTAGTATTAGGATTATAAGCGCTAGTGCCAGCTCCAACATGGCCGGCAAAGGTAATATCACTATCAACCATATTCTCGGTAGTACCATTAAGGCCATCAGTACCGGTATAAAAAACCTCAGATTTATCAGGGTTGCCGTCAGAAACGCCATTATCAACATAAGCAGACCATGAAACTATATTGTCATTAGTAGAAGTTGAAGTATTACCAGAGATTATTATATCCATACCAGATATTTTGTAAGAAATAATCGGCACAGCAGGGGATCGTTCAACAGCAGGGGCAAAATTTGCAGGTGGTATAGCTCCAGCATAAAAAGCAGGATAATTTATAGTTGAATTAATAAACAAAGGCTTAGCAGTACCAGCAGTCCAAATGCCATCATCAGCTAATAACTGAACAGCTACAACTTGATTGCCATAGGCAATATATGATTTTTGAGTAACACCATAAACTACAGGGTTACAGTTATTATCTTGAAATATCATCAAGTTGTAAGTCGGCAATACTCCGTCAGAGCTAGTCATATAAGCCATACGAACTGTGTCATAGCTAATAAAATTAACAGAGTTTACAGGATCGGGCGTGTAAGTAATAAAAACAAAGTTAGTGCCAGCCATTTGGTATTTTGTATCATTATTCAAAGGATCGGGTGATGTCATAACTGAACCAATATTCCCATTTGAGACAACTTGAGACGCAGCCCAGCCAGTACCATTATTTTTGGCAGTATTGAAGGCATCAATAGCACCTGTTTTGTCTCCAGTAGCAGTACCCAACCACTTAGACGGATCGGTGATCATACCACCCCAGCTATTAGTAATATCTACAGCAGGGCAACTATCCTGTTTGCGTTCAATTTTTAGAGCTGTTGGCAGGTTATTAAATACTCCGTCATAAGTGGTAGTAGCTCCGACATCAGGAGCGATGAATAAAGATATTAAAGGCGACAATAATACAGCCAATGCAATTATCAAAGGGGTCGGCTTAAAAGAGCGATTGTCGGCCTTAATATCGTTATTCATTTGCGCCTACTAACACCTGATAACCAGAAAACCATATAGACGGCAATCTGAAAGGTAATTATTAAACTAACAGCTTGAGATAAAGTTATATCAGGCATTAGTAGACCCCTTATTTTTAGATTTGTTTTTACTATCTACAGTTATAGTGATCGTGTTATATTTTTGAATAATATAAAGCAACCAGACGGCTAATAGTAAAATTATTATAAGATCAGTCATTTTTTATCATCTCCAACAATAAAATCTATACGTAAGGGTTGATCTAAAGTTTTGGCATAGATAGAAAGCTGTTTTGATAACTTCTCGAACAAATCGTAAGCCATAACAGCGTTAGGCGCAATAATTTTTACAATATACATACTAACGACCTCGGCCGGTTAAGCCATACAAAAAATCGTATAGAACATCAAACACAATTTTTAGAACAGCACATACAGCAATGATCGGTAGAAGAAAGGTGAGCATAGCGCCAACTTGCGACAAGCATAGCAATACTACTTCTGATGAAACCATATTTAGATCCTTTATGAATTAGGTGAGGGCTAGGGCACGGGCGTAAACGGAAAACCCTATTTAAACTGTTCCGTAGGGAGTACCCTCATTTTTATTATTTTAGGGGCTTGTTTACTTTTTTAAGTACAAGACGCAAAACAATACCAAAGCCAACTACAGCAAAGATAAATGGTAGGTTAGCGACAAGATTCTCTGCAATAGTAGAGATTAATGTAGCAGCGTCAGTAGCAGTAGCAATAGCAGCGGCAACACCGAAAGTTACATACATAAATTTTTAGATCCTCTCTGCTCTGTAATTGATAACGGCAACTAGATAGACAAAGCTAATTCTCTAGAAAGCCAGCAAAATCTTCTTCTGATCCATTAGCTACTGGGATCGTGGTTGTTTTTGCCATAGAGGAAATAATGAACTTCTGTTCGCTAGTAAGGAAAATGCGTTGTTGGTAGTCATTTAGATAAGTTACATCAAGGTAGGTGTAGGGGTTATTGGTTTTTTTAGAAACCTCAGTACGTAAGAACACACTTTTTAGATTTGGTAGGAAGTCTTGAGCCATAATTGTTTACTCCAATTTATTTATGTTTACATATCTAATGTCGCACAATATATCTTGAATGACAATAGAAATGATGTTGTGGAAATTATTTATTTTGTGCGTACAGATAAGCTCCAATGAAAATGAGACAAATGGTTGAGATCACGGAGCATGCAAGTTGTATATATGTGTCTAGTGGTATATCCATAAGCACATTATATCAGAAAAGAGGATCGGATAGGCTAGTTGTTAGTTTTGAGCCGTGAGCTTTATTGTGATATTGAACTTCAAAATAGTCATTGATGAATTCAGGCGTATAATTCTTGACGATATTCATCAAATGAAATTTACTAACACCATTTAAAGTCGTAGTGGGTTTAGTTAAATTCGTGGAAGTCCAATATCTTTTTTGGCCAAACATCAGGGGCATATCTTTAGTAATATATTTTTGTAAATAACCGGCAATGGCATCATAATTGTCGTCAAGCTTGACGGCATTAGATCGGCCACCACGATAGCCGGTGATTTTATAAATCGTCTGATTCGTTTTAGTCTTGGCACGTGTGGCCTTTAAAGTGCCGTTGTAGCCACGTATGAGGGCGTGAAAGTGCAATGCACCGTCTTTATGCAGTTCGGGTACGACTAAATAGGCAAAGCCGTTATCTTGGCGTTGTCTACGAGCGAGCCATAGCGACATGACAGACTTGCAATGTTTTAGATCATAACGGTTATGAAGATCAGGGTTAAAAGTAAAAGTACACCATAGGTCAAATCTATTGCAAGCAAGAAGATCATTAATGGTAGAACGAGTACGACGAATTGAGCGATGAATAGTCTGCTCTGATTTTTGTTCAATGGAAAGTTTAGCCTTTTTAGGGTTGATTGTATTTGTCTGTATATAGTTATTGTGATAGATGTAAATCTTCAACATATCAGGATACTCCTTGACATAGTCACTTACGATAACATGATTACTTGACATTTGCAAATCCTCTATACATAAAACGGTTGTTAAAAAGTGGGGGGGGGGACGATCATGTGTCCCTATATAACAAGAAGGGACACATGACAAAATCACAGATTTTGTCATAGCTAAAACTCCTATTTAGGTTTTAAAGGCTGTGGGATCATTAGAATTTGCTCGTATTGTTCAACACCAGATACAACTTTTTGATAAGTATCATAAAAATTGCGTATTTTACGAGTATGAAAGAAGAAACCAGACTTACGAGAGGGAGAAGTAACACGGTCATTAGAATCAGTCTTATAGTCATCACCAAAATACACTTTTTGAATAGTTAAAATACCGAGATATGTTTTACAAAATATGAGATTGTCGCATTGTTCACGGAAAGGCAAGGCCATACGTTTAAAGACTTGTGAAGTACCAATGATTAATTTGCGTTGTTTACGCTGTTGTGAGATCTCCGTAAAAATATACATTGGTATATTCTTACTATCTAAGGCATTAAAATAGGTATGTATCTCATCTATGAGATAAACAACGCCTTTAAAAGCATTGTTCACACCGACAAGAGCGAAAGACAGTTGATCCATTGACTTAAAAAAAATGTATTCAGTCATAGGATCAAACTCTGGCGATCTGAGGATATCTAAAAGTTCACGTTTACTATGAAAATCACGTGAAGTCAT